ATGTGGCAAAAAGTATAGCAAGTCAAATTCCATTTTTTGGTTGCTTTAATCATATAAGAAATGAAAAGCACCTTAAACTTCTTAACAAATATTTATATTGTACTGAAACAGGAACACCAGCATACTCAGGTAGTTATGGTGATCAACCTGCAAGATGGGTACAATATTTTTTTATAATTAAAAATGCTATAGCGAAAAAACAGAATCAATTAACAGAGAAAGCGAAAAAAGATGGCAGCTGATATTATAGTAAAATTTAAACCGATGGGGCACGAAGCCATAATAGATGCTATTAAAAGGTTAGAAAAAGCTCAAAAAGGTTTTACTCAAACTACAAAAAAAACAACAAAAAATACTGATAAATTAGATAAAAGCACTGGTAGGCTTCGTGGTAATATGAGTATGTTTCAAAATAGCCTAGCTACAATTCGTTCTAAATTACTTATATATAACTTTGCTATGGGAATGGGTATAAGACAAACTATTCAATTTGCTCAGGCAGCAGCAAAAGTAGCAGATATGTCAAGAGCATTTACTACATTAAGTAAATCTGGAGAAAATGCAAGTTTAGAAATAGGTAAAATAAGTAATGCAGTTAAAGGCACTATGAGCCAAATGTCTTTATTTAAACAAGCAAACAATGCTATGATTCTTGGTATTACTAGAAACACAGATGAAATGGCTGAAATGTTTAAAATAGCACAAACTCTTGGTGCTGCTCTTGGTGTAGATACTGCACACGCTGTAGAATCCCTTGTTACTGGTATTGGTCGTCAATCTCGTCTGATGCTTGATAATATTGGTATTATTGTAAAAGCAGATGAAGCTTATAAAGCTTATGCTGACAGATTAGGTACAACTGTTGATAAATTAACAGATGCTGAAAAAAAACAAGCATTTTTTACTGCTGCTATGGATTCTGCAAGAAAAAAAGCAAAAGAACTTGGAAATCAACAATTAACTGCTCGTGACCAATTTAATAAATTTAATGCAACAATGGAAGATTTTACTAATTTTATTGGTGAAAAAACAAGTCCTATGGTTCTTGGTTTTTTTAACAGTTTTGGTGAAACATTAAAAAGAATTACAGAAACAGATTTAGAAACAACTATTAGACAACTTCAAGGTCTAGGTGTTTCTGTTGAAAATTTAGCAAAACTTAACAAATTGTTAGGCATGGAACAAGCAAGAGAACAAATACAAATATCACAAAAAGAAATATCAAAACATCTTAAAACTTTAATACCATTAGATGGTATTGAAAAATTAGAAGGTTTTGGTGTAAAAATTGAGGAATTTGCAAAAGTAATTTTTAATAGTGGTAACGAAATAAGAGATTTTAAAATTGACCCTAGTTTATTGAATCAACAAAAATTACAAGCAGAATTTGATAGAATTATTGATATGGCAGACCAATTTTCAATAGGATTAGCAGAAACAGAAGACCCTGAACAAAGAGAGTTTTTCCAAGAAAGAATAGAACATTTTACAAAATTAGCAACTGCATATCAAGCTATATTATTAGAAATGGAAAAATTAAATCAAGCTAATAAAACATTAAAAGGAACTAATGAAGAAGTTTCACAAACAAATCAAGATGTGTCTGATACAGGAGAAAAAGTTGCTGCAAATCTTAAAAATCAAATGAGTGCTGTAGCTTCTGCTGCTAAAGGTTTTGCTGCACTTGGAAAAGAATTAGGTATGGGAGCAAGAGCAGTAGCTGCTATACAAGCTGTAGGTGCCTTAGCAAATGCACACTCTGCTGCTTCAGATGTGTTGGCAGATAAAACAGTTCAACCAACTTGGTTAAGGGTTGCTGCTGCTGCTGGTATGTATGCTGAAGGTTTTTCTCACGTATTAGCAATTAGAAATGCAGGAAAAAAATTAGGAGGAGGTTCAGCACCTCAATTTGCTGAAGGTGGTTATGTTGGTGGCAGACCTCACTCTCAAGGTGGAACTATAATTGAAGCCGAAAGAGGTGAGTTTGTAATGAGTAGAAATGCAGTAGAATCTATTGGTTTAGAAACTCTTAACCAAATGAATCAATCAGGTGGTGGTGGAGGTATTAATGTTACCGTCACAGGTAATGTTTTAACACAAGATTTTGTTGAAGGCGAACTTGCAGAATCAATTAAAGAAGCTGTCCGTAGAGGTAGCGATTTTGGACTTAGTTAATGATAGAATTACCTCTAAAGTTTAAACAAGCATTAGGTAATGGCGTAAGAACCTCTTTATATCCTTTAGTTAAGATTTATAAAGGTGTAAGAATAGATGATCCTTTAGAAAACGCTACAGAAATAATTAATTTATCAATTAAGGAAACAAATATAAGTGGAAGTGCGTATAAGCCTTTACTTTTAAATGCTCCTTCAATAAGAAGTTCTGCCGATATTATAAATAACAAATACACTATATCAAGTGTATCTTTATCTATATCTAACGCACCATTTCAAGGTAAAATATTTAGTGATGATATTCAAAGTTTATTAAATGCTGTTGTTCAAGTATATTATTGTGCTAATGGTATTGATAGTATTAATGATTGTTTATTGGTTTATACTGGTACTATTAGAAGATTTAATCAATCGGCAGAAACTATAAAATTAGAATTAGAAGATCTAACACAACAAATGTTATCCACTAAAATACCTGCTTCTACAGTCCCTGATGAGGAATTTTACAAAGAAAATGACATAGGTAAGCCTTACCCTATGGTTTATGGATTTGTTGATAAATCGCCTGTTATCCCACGTTCTGAAGGAACGGATAATATGGGTGAATTAAAAGAACAATTAACAAAATTTCATATTGATAAAAAAGGTAAAGAAGTAGAAGGTTTATGGACAACTCCAAATCTTGAAGATTATGGTAATCCATTTTTAAATAACAACCATCCATTAATTACAGAAGGATATATTAAAGAAGTAGGAACATTATCAGTTTATGAGGACAATTTTATTCCTATACCACAATATTTAGACTATACTCAAGAATGGTCTTATGAACTTAATGGTATTACAGATCCTGATGATGAAGATTATAAAAAAATTACTTTTAGTGTAGATAAAGTATATGAATTTCAACAATCAAATGGTGTTGATTCATCAGCTTCAATAAAAGTTAATTCTGAAACTTTAATTAATGAAGAAAGTGTAGTTGGTTTGCCTACTCGTATTTATAGACCTATTGATAAAGTTGAATGTTTTACTTTTAATGATTTTAGCACTCAAGATATTGCTTCTATTAATAAAATATACGGTTTTACAGGTTATGATATAAATAGTTCAGGAGATTGGCGACCTTGGGAATGGGATGATTCTGGAATAGAAGGTTTAAGTGGTTATTATCATAATTGGCACGGAGATGGTGACCAAACTTGGTGGCAACCAACTGAATGTAATCAAAATGAAAATTTTGGTGTAACCTCTAGTGTTGATGAATATTGGCAAGAATCAGAATTGTTAGATTCAAATGGTTTATTCCCTGTAGATAGATTGCAAAATGGAAATACTAGCGAAGGAATGTATTTAGCAGGTAGAAATGTTGAAGGACCTAGAGGAGAAGGTAATCGTTCAGGAATGTGTCATATTAAATTAATATTTAAAGATAATATAGCTGATTTTCCTTGTAGCAGTAAATATGTTTATGATGCACAATACCATAGTTTTAGTGGAATGGAAGCAGAATTATTTGGTAATTTAAAAATTATATATCCAGCTAAGTTTTGGACAGGTGAAACTACACCAATTTTTAGAGAATCAGATATAATATTTGGTGACCTACATCTTACAGAGGCAAATTCATTAACAGCTTGGTATCAATTTCCTAATATTGGAAACAATCAATTTGAACATATTAATTATGAAGGGCAAAATGATACGGAAGATTCAATTCAAAAAATAATGGGTCTTGGACAATCTAATTCTTGGACTACAACAAATTTATTTAATAATCTTAAATTTGGAATACCACAATTCGGAAAACACGGTTCTAGCATTGGAAATGATAGAGGATACGCTGTTGCACAATTATTTAATATTTATTTATTGCATGATGCAGTTATTGATCAACCACTTAATAAACAGTTTTTTGCTGATGTTAAAGGTAGAATAAATAATGAAGGAGTTATAGTATCGGCACAAAATATACTTAAAGATATTTTAGAAGATGAACTTAATTATAAAGAAGGCAATATTCAATTAATAGATGAAATAGATACTTGGCAACATTCTTTTACTTTAAACGAACAAAAAGAAGCTAAAGAAGTATTTCAAGAATTATTTAAGTCGTCTTTAATTATACCTTCTTTTAATGCACAAGGTCAATTTACTTTTATACCTATACATCAAATCTTAGATGATATTTCATACACAACAATAGATAATCAAGATATATTGAAATATTCTTTTAGTTTAACAAAATTAGACGATGTTAAAAACTCTGTTAATGTAAAGTATAAAAAGAATTATGGTTCAGGAGAATTTGATGAAGAAACAGGATATGGACTAATAGATACAAATGATAATGATTTAGGTGAAACTTATGATGCAGCTACAAAAGATTTTATATACCCTGATGAACCAAACAAATGGTATAACATTGATTATTATGGATTAACATCAGAAGAAGCAAAATTAGAAGTAGAAACAGATTATATTAGAGATGATTTAACAGCAAGAAAACTACAAAAAAGATTACTAATGTGGTATGCTAATCAACATTTAATAATTAAAATAGATTTACCTGTAAGTTATATGAATTTAGAAACAGGTGATTATATTTATTTTAATGAACTTATAGGTGGCAAATTAGCATTTGGATATAATTATCAAATCATTAGATAAAGTAAGCATTGAAGCAGTACAAGTACATCGTGGAGAATATGGAGAAGATAATTTAGATTATCAATTTGGCAACCCTAACGATAATCCTAATTATGGTGACAATACAACAGTAGAAGAAGAAACTGAAGAAGAAATAGAACAATATCTTAGTTGTAACTGGTATCAACAAAATAATAATTTAAATAGTAATCCTCAAATTTTATTAGATACTAATATTGAAGGTGAGTTTATTTGTGAAGTAGTTATAACGTCTAATGATGAAGAAATCAGACATCCTGATACAAATGAAGTATTAATACCTGTTGTTCAAGATAGTGAATATGATGCTTCTAATTATATTAATGTTTCAAAAACTGAATATACTAATGTACAAGGAAATATTCAAGGTGGAAGCGTAATGTTATCTACACCATATTTAATACCTGAAGATCATAATGGTATTGTTGGTATTGTAAAAATATTTTATGAAGGTACAGTATATAGTTTTGAATTAGATTTTGTTCAAAATTATGTTCAACCTTTTGTTCCTGAATTAGGTGATGTTAATGAAGATGGAAATATTAATATACTTGATGTGGTTCAAATGGCTCTTGCAATACAAGGTGGAGATGAAGAACAAGCAAATTTTTTAGCAGATAGTCCTCAAGGCGATATAAATGGTGATGGAATTTTAAGTATATTAGATATT